GGACCAAGAATAGTAAAAGAGCACAGAGGCTCACCTCGAAAGATTGACGCTGCTGTGGCTGCCATCATTGCCTTTGATAGGGCAACAGTTGGTAGAGTAGAGGCTGAGGAACTTACTCCGCAATTCTTTATTTAGGTTGGTAATGACAGCGACAATCCTACAAGCTATCGGCATCCTTACTATCTCACTAGGTGCAGGTTTGATCTACCCACCAGCAGGAATCGTCTTGCTCGGTGTCGGTGTCCTCGTATTCGGTTTAGCTATTGAGCGAGGTAAGTAATGCTACGCAATCTTTTTGAGCAGAGAGCTATTAGCTTTCAGACTGTCTGGGGAGCTGGCCTTGACTTTGGCTTGCAGTCCGAGGCTGGTGTCAATGTCACAACTAAAAAATCTTTTGAGATTGTTGCTTTCTTCTCTGCTGTCAGCCTTATCTCTGACACACTCTCGACCTTGCCATGTGGGGCTTATCTGAGAATCGGTGCAACTCGCCGACCACTAAACCCTCGACCAGTTTGGTTAGACCAGCCGGACATTGACCTAAGCACAAGGGCTGCTTTCTTTCAGCAGGTCTTTAGTTCTTTGCTGGTGCATGGCAACTCTTACACTCGTGTCTTTAGAGATGCACAAGGGCAGGTTGTAAACCTAGTAAACCTTGACCCAGAAAAGATGCAGGTTGAGAGATCTAAAGTAGGCCGAAAGGTTTACAAGTATCAGGATGAAGGCCGACTACTAACAACCGATGATGTCATCCACATCGTTGACCTGATTATGCCAGGCGAGCTAATCGGTATGTCCAGAGTTGAAACACTAAAGCAAGCACTAGGTCTAAACATTGCCCTAAGCGATTACGCTGCAAGATTCTTTGGAACTGGTGCAAGTGCCGCCGGAGTGATCGAGTTTCCAGGCAACCTCACCGCAGACCAGGCCTCTCAGTTAGCAGATGGCTTTGACGCTCGACACCGTAATGGTGGCCGCCGAGCACACAAGACTGGAGTGCTATCTGGTGGAGCTAAGTTTGTTGCAACACAGCTAGATCCAGAAGCCTCACAAGCACTAGAGTCACGCAAGTTTGCAGTAGAGGAAATAGCAAGAGCGTTCAATGTTCCACTTCACCTGCTAGGTGTACCAGGCACAGCAAGCTACGCATCTGTTGAGCAAAACAACTTGCAGTTTGTTTCTATGACCCTACGCCCACTTGCAGAAAAGGTTGAGGCAGCGTTCTCACGCTTACTGCCAGGCGATGCCTTTATCAAGTTTCAGTTCGGTGACCTACTTAGAGCTGACCTAGAAACTAGAGTTGCTTCCTACTCAGTCGGTTCACAGGCTGGGTTCTACTCGACCAACGACATCCGCAGACTTGAGGACTTAGAGCCAGTTGAGAATGGTGACCAGTATCGAGTGCCACTAGCTAACATCGCACTAGCTGACACCAAGGTCATTACCGATGAAAAGAAAATCAAGATGGTTCAGCAGCTTGTGCTATCAGGCTTCCTACCTAGCGAGGCACTAGCCGCTGTTGGTCTGCCAGAGATCACACACACAGGACTACCAAGCACTCAACTGCAACCGATTGCACAAATTGACCCAGCCAACCCAGAGAGTGTTTACGAGGTATAACCATGCAAGCCCCAGCAACCCTAAACCTTTCAATGTTTCAAGGTGCATCCTTTGACTACAACCTTGTTTGGAATACAACAGCAGGTACAGTCACAACCCCTGTCAACCTAACTAACTGGTCTGCAAGGATGCAGATGAGAGAGAGCTACGATGCTACCGATGCAGCCCTGTCTTTGACATCAGGCACAGGCATTACTTTGGGTGGCACTGCCGGTTCAATCCTGATCGAGGCAACCGCAACTCAGACTGCTGCCATCGGTGCTGGCCCTTATGTCTATGACCTTGAGCTTGTTAGCCCTGCCTCAGTGGTGACTCGGCTAGTAGAGGGCACAATTATTGTGGACCCAGAGGTCACTAGGTGAGCATAACTGTCACCACTAGCACCGCTGTTATTGCAGTCACTTCCCCAAGCTCTGCAACTATCACAACAAGCGGAGTGGCTTCAGCTCGCATTGACCAGTATCAGCAGACCTATGCCAACAATCTTGTCGGTGTCGAATACATCTCAGAGCCAGCTTGGTTGCAGTTTAATACCAACGCTGTGGCAAACATTCAGCCTGGTAGATTTGGTTGGAACGCAGATCAAGAAACTGTAAGGCTTGGACTTGATGATGATGTTGCTATCAACATTGGTCAAGATCAAGTCATAAGAGTAAAGAACAACAGCAACTCGGTAGCCATCCCAAAGTTTAGATTGGTAATGTTTGCCGGTGCTACTGGCGATACTGTCAAGGTTAGCCCTGCTATTACTAACGGCTCAGTGCCTCACGAGTACATGGTCGGTATTACCGCTGAGGTTATCCCTGCCGATGGCTTTGGCTTTGTCAAGACTGAGGGTGTCCTACAAAATGTCAACACCGCTGCTTACCAACTAGGCACAATTCTTTGGGCAGACCCAACAACCCCAGGTGGACTAACAGCAACCAAACCCGAAGCACCTAACCTAAAGCTTCCTATCGCTGCTGTCACTAGAGTCCAGCAAAGCTCAGGCCGAGTGCTAGTTCGCATGGCCACTGGCTTGACCCTAAGCGAGATTCACGATGTTCAAACAAACGGCAAGACCGATGGCGATGCCTTGGTCTGGGATGCCGCTAACAACCGCTGGACCAATGCTGTTGTTTATGGAGAACCTACTGAGCTAAGTATTGGAACTGTCACAACAGGCACAGCAGGATCTACTGCAACTGCATCCATAACTGGCGAACCCCCTGCACAAACAATCAGCTTTACAATCCCTCGTGGAGATGTAGGAGCTACTGGTGCACAAGGCATACAAGGTATTCAAGGGGAAACAGGACTTACAGGAGCCACAGGCCCACAAGGTGCCACTGGCCCGACAGGAGCAACTGGGGCTAAAGGTGATACTGGCGATACCGGACCTACTGGCCCAACTGGACCGACTGGTGCAACAGGCCCACAGGGTGTTGCTGGGGATACTGGACCGACAGGGGCTACTGGTCCTCAAGGCGATACTGGTCCGGCTGGACCCCAAGGTATTCAGGGTGAAACTGGCCTTACTGGTGCTACTGGTCCACAAGGTGCAACAGGACCACAAGGGGATCAGGGCATCCAAGGTATTCAAGGTATCCAAGGTGACACCGGTGCCACAGGTGCAACCGGAGCGACTGGGCCTCAAGGTCCATCGGGAGTAGTTGCTGCAACTGCCCCTGTTGCCTATGACGCAGAAACTCAAACAGTATCTCTTACTTCCACAGGTATAACCATCAACGGAACCGCTGTCGCACTCGGTGGGACCATAACAGTAAATGCGAGGCTCGCCTAATGCCCTACTTCATCTCACAAAACACAGACTGCCCTGATTGGGCTGTCGTCAAAGAGGATAACTCAGTTGTATCCTGCCAAGACTCAAAAGACTCTGCCATTGCACAGATGGTTGCACTATCCCTAGCGGAGAACCTAGAGCCAGGTGGCGAACTCAACTCAACTAGAGAACTACCAGACAACTACCGACCAGCACTTGCCGATGATGTGCCAGAAGGCCGAGCCTGTGGCAACTGTTTTTTCTTCAACGAGAACCGACTAAACCCAGAGGGTGACAAGGCTTGGTGTGAGCGTTGGGATGACTTTGTTGATGGTGGAAACTATTGCAACGCTTGGGAGCCTGATGAGGATGATGACGATTCTATGGGCGAGGAAAGAGCAATCAACCAGGAAGCCCCTGCCTACATGAGGGCAGCAGCTCGGCGTGGACTTGAGTTTTACGAGAAAGGTCTTGCTGGTGATGGTGTCACCGCTGGAACTATCCGAGAGGCCAGAGCTATGGCTCGTGGCGAGGTAAGCGATGACAAGTGGATAAGGATTGCAGCTTGGATTGCTAGACACCTTGTAGCCCTTGACTCACCTGATGCAGACCCAAGCTCAGACAACTACCCATCTGCCGGTGTGGTTGCACACTTACTTTGGGGATCAGGTCCAAGCAAGAGAGCTGCACAACGCACCAAAGACTACGCTGATTCGGTTGTTGCTAGAATCAGAGCAGAGGAAACTAATAGCATGAGAACTAACAAGTGGCTAGATGTAGCCAGAGCCATCCAGCTCAAGATTGACGGCCCACAGCCAGAGTCTAAAGAGCCTGAGATTAGAGTGCACACTACTGACATCGAGGTCAGGGCTGAGGGTGACGGCATGACCTTCACCGGATACGCCGCTGTGTTCAATTCCCCCTCTGAGGATCTAGGTGGGTTTATTGAGTATGTTGCACCAGGAGCCTTCAAGCGTTCCTTGCAGTCCAGGAATGAAATCAAACTTCTTTGGAACCACGACTCAGGTGAACCACTTGCCTCAGTCCGAGGTGGCAGTATGCAGTTGGTTGAGGATGAGCGTGGCCTAAAGGTCACAGCAACCTTGCCACAGACTTCTAGAGGTCGAGATGTTGCCGAGCTTTTGAGAACTAAAGTTATAGACTCAATGAGCTTTGGTTTCAATGTCATCAAAGATAGCTGGTCAAGAGATGGACAGACAAGGACATTGGAGTCTGTCAGATTGTTTGAGGTATCAGTCGTGAGCTTCCCAGCGTACGCAGCAACAACCGCACAAGTTAGATCTGCCCCACCGACAATCAACCCTGATGAACTTGCCGAGGCTTTACTAAAGCTAGAGTCTGGTGAGGAACTAGACCCCGAAAGTGCCGAGCTAATCACCAATGTGGTAAACAAGCTAAAGGCACAACCAGACGCAGAGCCAGTTATTGACAACGGCCTTGACCTGCTGGACCTAAAAAAGAAACAATTTGACCTACTACTGAAAAGGATCTAAACATGGCAACCAAAGATGAAATCAAGTCAGCTATCCTAAAGACCGCCGGCAACCCATCAGCAGGAATCATCAAAGACCTAGCTGAGGACTTTGCTCAAGCAGTTTGGGAGCTAGACAACAAGAACTCAATCAACCCAGCCAAAGAGGTTAGGATTATTGACAGTAAAGAAACTCGCTAACTCGTTTCTTTAGCCCCAGCTCGGTCCCCCTTCCTGAGCTGGGGTTTTCTTTTGCCTATAAACTTGTTGTTATCAGTTGAGTGTTAGCACCGCTGTATCTGTTGAGTGTCAGCACCGCAGGAACCCAATCAACTAACTATTAGGAGAATCATGTCTGACTTTATCAAGTCACAGATGGATGCTCGCAACAACCTCATCGCACAGGCTAGAGAAGTTCTAGACTTTGCTGAGGCTGAAAAGCGTGGCCTGTCTGCAGAAGAAAACCAGAAGATTGCTCGTATCGAAGCTGACATTGACTCAGCCGACACAGCTATCTCAACCGCTCGCTCTATCGCAGATCGTGAAGCTCGTGCTTCCGAGGCTGCTGCTACATTCACCCCAACCACAGCACCAGCTAACACTGACGCTGACATCCTACGCTCAATCGCTATGGGGGAGATTCGTGGCTATGACTTCGTAAAAGAAGCTCGTACCCTTGTGCCATCTGCAAACACTGTTGGTCAGTCTTTCTATGACCAGGTATTCCAGATTGCACAGCTAGTTGGACCAATGCTTACCACCTCAGAGATTTTTAACACAACCTCTGGTGAGAACTTGGTTATCCCAACTGTTACTGCAACCTCAACATCAGGTTCAGTATCAGCAGCAGGAACCATCTCAGAGTCCAACCCAACCTTCTCATCCATCACCCTTGGTGCTGAGAAGTACGGAGCTCTAGTTCAGGTCGCACAGGAACTTGTTTCTGATGCCGGCTTCAACATCACTAGCTACATTGCACAGCAGCTTGGAACCTCACTTGGCCTAAAGGTCAACGATGTTCTAACCACAAAGCTAGCCTCAGCAGCAGGTTCAGTTGTTCAGGGAACTGCTAACGCAGCCACCTATGAGAACTTGATTGACCTTGTTTATGGAATCGCTGATGGTGCTCGTGTTCTACCTGGACTTGGCTTCATGATGAGCAAGACCGGTATCGCAGCAGCTCGTAAGCTAAAGGATGGCTCAGGTGCTTACATCTGGACCGATTCTGCAGTCCCAGGACAGCCAGCTACACTACTTGGCTACGCTGTTAACGAGAACCCAAATGTCGCAGCAGTAGGATCAGCAACCAAGTCAGTTCTGTTTGGTCACCTACCAAGCTTCAAGGTACGAGTCGCAGGTGGAATGAGAGTTGACCAGTCAACCGACTTCGCTTTCAACACCGACACTGTTACCTACCGAGGACTCATGCGAGTTGATGGTGGACTAACTCACGCAACCCACATTGGATACTTCCAGGGTTCCGCAAGCTAGTAGCTAACAAAAGCTGACAAGCCCCAAGCGTGTAGGTTCGCTTGGGGCTTGTCTTTTGCTAGGATAAGGACAACAGAGGGAGAACCTACCAATGGGCAAATCAGGCAACCCAGCCAGAAGTGAAAAGCTAAAGGGTACTGTTTCAGTATTCTCAAACTCACCAGGACAGCCAACAGGCTATGGCCAAGCTACCGATGCACTTGTCAAGCTACTAAAGCGACAAGGTGCCAATGTTGCAGCTCTAAGCAATTATGGGCATGAAGGCATCAACACGATCTACAACACTGAGTACGGCGAGATACCAATCTACGCTAGAGGCTCAGAGGCTTACAGCAACGATGTTGCACCAGCTCATCACAAGCACTGGAAGGCTTTGAACGACAAGCAACCAGACTTGATGATTACCCTCTACGATGTTTGGGTTTTGAACTCTAAGGCTTACGACACAATCCCTATTGCAAGCTGGACACCGATAGACCACAACCCAGTCCCACCTGGTGTCTTGCAGTGGCTAAAAAAAGAAAATGTCACACCCCTAGCCATGTCTAAGTTTGGGCTTGACCAAATCAACAAAGCAGGTGTCGAGGGCTACTACATACCCCACAGCATTGACACCAAGGTATTCAAACCAACCGACAAGATACTTGACCAGTCAGTCCAAGAGTTTATGGGTTTTGAGGATGACCGCTTTGTTGTCGGTATGAACGCTGCCAACAAAGCCTCTGGAATCATCCATCGCAAAGCCTTTGGCGAGAACATGATGGCCTTTGCAATGTTGTGTCGAAAATACCCCGATGCAATCCTTTACATCCACACCGATGCAAGCTCACAGCATGGCTGGAATCTGATGGCTCTAGGGCAGATGCTAGGTATCCCAGTAGACAACATGGCCTTCCCTGACCCACTCTCCTACCGATACGGCATGACCCAAGAAATGCTTGCAGGTATCTACTCAAGCTACGATGTCTTACTTGCCCCTAGTTATGGCGAGGGTTTTGGAGTGCCGACTATTGAGGCTCAGGCTTGTGGTGTTCCTGTTATTGTCAGCAACTTTGCTGCCTCACCTGAGCTAGTCGGAGATGGTTGGGTTGTCAGTGGTCAGCCACTCTACGATCCTGCCCAGCACTCATTCTTTACAATCCCATCGGTTCCTGAAATCTTTGCTGCCCTCGAGGAAGCCTACAAGCGTGGCAAGGGTAAGTCAGCTAAGGCCATTGAGTTTGCCCAAGCCTTTGACCATGAAAAGGTGTGGCAAGAGAACTGGATGCCGGTGCTTAGAAACCTACTCAAGTGATTGCCTGGATAAGCCATCACCTGCCTGAGTATTGGGATGGCAAGCTAGTCGGTGGGGCTGAGATGACCGATGCAACCTTGTTGGCTGATGCCCCTGTTGAGGTCAAGACATTCCTGCCACAAGACTGGAAACAGGCAATGGACTTTGACCAGATAGTCATTACCGGCACAGACCTACTTAGCCCTTATGCAATGTTGCAACTAGCAAAGAAGAACCCTGTTGTTGCAGTCCATCACCAGCAGACCCAAAACGAGCACCGAGCCACACTCATCAACTCAGCCAAAACCTTTATCTGCCATACACCTAAGCACCTAGAGCTAGAGCTATCCTGGACCAACCCCAAGTCAAGCACTTGGATCATTAGCCCTCACGACCCTAGCTTGTTTACTCAAAAGCCAAAAGAGAACTTTGCTCTGTGGGCTGCAAGGATGCACCACCAAAAGGGGCCAGAGGAAGCTAAGGCATGGGCTAACCAGCAGGGCATACCCCTAGTGATGATGCATGACAAGACTAGGGCAGAGGTCCTAGAGGCAATGAGCCGAGCCAGCCACTTTGTCTTTCTACCTAACGGCTTTGATGCCGAGCCTCGCACAATTATCGAAGCAGTCCTGTCGGGCTGTGAGGTACACACTAACGACCTTGCTGGTGTCAGTTCGATACCAAACTGGCGTGACCCTCAAGTGCTGACCGAGCTAATCACCAATTCTAAGGATCTATTTTGGCAAACAGTCCTACGGTAGGAATCTGCTCAAGTCTGTTTGGCACTGGCTACTCAGGCTTTTACCCTCGATGGTGGGCAGGGGTCAAGTCACTCAATAAGCAACCAGCCGAGATAGTTATTGTCCATGACCCTGACAACAGGGCCGAGGTGCTGGACTCTATCCCACAAGATTACAAGTCAATAACAAAGACAATAGAAATGACCGGCACTTACTCAGACTTTAGGCTGGCAATGCAAAGGGCACTAAAGACCGACTGGCTATCAGTAGGCGATGTAGATGACCAGTATCTATCAGGTGCTTTTGACGAACTAGATCAGGCTGATGCTGAGGGCTGTGACATCTACATTGACAAGGTGCAATTCAAACATAACGGCTCAATCTTTGAAGGCACTTGGCAACCCGACCAGATACCTTACAGAATGACTTGCCCTGGCAACGCCCCTATCAAGCGAGAGCTGTATGAAAAAACAGGTGGCTCAACATCAGGTAGCTTCTACGATGACTGGGAGCTTTACATCAGATGTGTTGCTGCTGGTGCCAAGCCTTTCCACGCCTCGACTGTTAGGCTGATTCACGACCTCGGCCATGACAGAGTGACACTCAGCGGTGTCAACAGGCCAAGTATCAACGACAGCATCGGGCAAGATGCAATTGCCAAAGTTCGACTAGAGCTTGGCTTTTAGAGAGGAAGCAATGAAGGTAGGAATCACAGGCGGTCAGGGCTTTATTGGGTCATGGGTTGCAGAGGAACTTGTGAGGCGAGGCCACTCAGTCCTAATCCTCGATCACCGAGTACGGACCCACGCCGACAATGTAATGCTTGGAGATGTTAGGGATGAAACAGCAGTCATGGAGTTTGCAGCTCATGTTGACGGCATCATCCACTTAGCAGCAGTCTTGGGCACAGTAGAAACTATTGACCGACCCTTGCCAGCAGCACAAACAAACATCATTGGAACCCTCAATGTATTTGAGGCTGCTTCACGCTATGACCTACCAGTTGTCTTTGCTGCTGTAGGTAATGCCAACATTGCCAGAGGAACCTACTGCATAACTAAGTCAGCATCAGAACGCTTTGTTGAGATGTACCGAGAGGACCGAGGCCTTAGAGTCACAAGCGTTAGACCTATGAACGCCTATGGCCCAAGGCAGTCTGCCCCTGAGCCTTATGGATCTGCCAAGGTCAGGAAGATTGTGCCTAGCTTTGTTTGCTCTGCCCTAGCTGGTGACCCACTTAGGGTCTACGGAGATGGCACTCAGGTCAGCGATTCAGTCTGGGTAGGCGATGTGGCCAGAGTCTTTGTGAGTGCCCTAGAGAAGGCAGCCGAGGGCATAGTCCCAACACACCCAATAGATGTGGGCAATGAGCACCCGACCACAGTGCTTGATGTTGCCAATGAGGTAATCAAGAATGTGCCAGGTGCAACACTTGACACTGTACCCATGAGAGCCGGTGAACCCTTTGGCGGTCCGATGAGCACTCAGGCAGACTTGCTCAAGGTTGTCGAGGCAGTCAAGTCAGCCAACCCAAACCTTAGACCTGTGGATGTTAGGCGTGTTGTCCGAGAGCTGGGCACAGTAGTAAGTGCAGACATCACAACCCTTCAGGTTATAGGAATTGACCCTGCCAGCTTCAAGCCACTATCCGAAGGTATTGCCGAAACTGTTGCCTGGTTCAAAGCTAACAAGGGCACAACTTGGGATACTTTTCAGCAAGTAGAATAGGACCACTATGGCGATTACAAATGGTTACGCAACTCTCACAGATGTCAAAAACGCACTACGCATAACTGACGCAATGGATGACTCACTACTTGAAACAGCTATTGAGTCTGCCTCTCGTATGATTGACGGCTTCACAGCTCGCACCTTCTACAACGCTGGAACGGCAACTAGGGACTTTGCTGCAACCGACTCAATCAACCTAATCATTGACGATGCAATCAGCGTTAGTGAAGTCAAGGCAACAGATGAGAAGGGCAGCACCTACACAATCTACGGTGTCAATGACTACCAGCTTGAGCCAGTCAACTCTCGATCAGATGGTCTTTACTTTCCATACACCGGCATCAGAGCAGTCAACACTTACTCTTGGCCAGTAGTGGACCAGCAAGCACTTGTTAGAGTCACAGGTGTTTGGGGCTGGGCACAGATACCAACAGCTATCAAGCAAGCCACAATCATCCAGTCATCTCGACTATTCAAAAGACTTGACTCGCCTCTCGGTGTCCTCGGTATGGGTGACATGGGCCAGATAAGAGTTAGCCGATACCTTGACCCAGATGTCGAGCAGTTAGCTATGCCTTACCGAATCATGAGGAACTTCGGCTAATGAGCATCAGCCTAATTAGGCAAGCCCTAGCAGCCAACCTTGCAACTATCCCAGGACTCCGCACCGCTGCCGAGGTACCTGATCTACCAAACCCACCTATCGCTATTGTGGCCCTAAGAGCTGTCACCTATGACGGTTCCTTTGACGGTGGGCTTACCAACTACAACTTTGCTGTGACTGTCATTGTTGGCAGAGCTGCCGAGCGTGAAGCACAAAGAAGGCTTGATTCCTACATCAGCACAGGGGCAACAAGTGTCAAAAGTGCAGTAGAATCAGATAAGACTCTCGGTGGTAATGCCTACGATTGCCGAGTGGTGTCAATGGACTCCGTTGGTTCTTTGACTATAAGTGATACCACATACCTGGCTGCCGACTTCACAGTCACAGTCATTGCAAACTAGGAGAAATAAATGGCAAAGTTTTACGCCCAAGACTACAAGGTCACAGTAGGTACTCATGTACTAAGCACTTCCGTTGCTTCTGTGACTCTTGACATTACAACCGATGAGGTCGAAACAACCGCTTTCGGTTCCACATACCGCACTCGCATTGGTGGACTAAAGGATGCATCAGTATCCCTAGACTTCCACCAGGACTTTGCTGCTGGTGCTATTGACGCTATCTTGTTCCCACTTATGGGCTCAACTGTTGCAGTCAAGATTGCCCCTACATCAGGCACAGTCACAGCTACCAACCCTGAGTACCGCTTCGATGCTCTAGTCACCCAGTACCAGCCATTCGCCGGTGCTGTTGGAGATCTAGCTACCCTCTCTGTCACTTGGCCTGTATCAGGCGAGGTTGTCAGAGGAACTGCCCCAGCCGCATAGTAAGCTAAGAGCATGAAAATAAACCTACAAATCACTTATAGCGACAAGCCCAGTGAACCAAAACAGATTACTTGTTTAGCGTCTGACATGGTGAAGTTTGAATCTAAGTTCGACATCAGCGTGGCAGACCTAGACAAGAATCTAAAAATCACTCACTTGCTGTTTCTAGCTTGGGCAAGTGAAACACGAAGCAAAGGTACAACCAAGACTTTTGAGGAGTGGGTGGACACAGTTGACTCTGTTGAGCCAGCCGAATCCCCAAAAGAATAAAAGGTCTAGGCGATCAATCCGCACATTGGTACATCGCAACCTTGGCAGTCGAAACCGGCATTAGTCCCATTGAGCTGATGAAGCTTGATGACCGGATGCTTTGGACACTAGGCCGATACCTAATCTTCAAGAACCAGAGTCGTACAAAAAGATAAGCCCCCCAAAAGGGGGTTTTTCTTTTGGGTAGAATAGACAGAGTTATCCGATTTAGGAGTCTTGTTGGTTGCCCCAATCCAAAGAATAAAAGTGCAAGGTGTCAAAGAGATGCTGCAACTTCTTGATTCTGTGCAACCAGGAGCAATAAAAGAACTTCGCAAAGACATCAGGCAGATTGCACAACCAGCTGTGTCTGCCATCAAGTCGAACCTGCCGACATCATCACCCTTGTCAGGCATGAACCACTATGGCCGGACTCGCTTTGCTGGTGCCAAGGTCAATGCTCAACTGCTACTTGGCAGGGCTATAAACAGCGACACAATCCCCCTTGTCAGATTGCAGGTTGTATCACCTGGCGATGCTGTCGGACTTGAGATAGCTGACATGGCAGGTCGAAAGACAATGATGCATGGACCACGCTTGCCCTACGAATACAAGGGCAGGGGTCGAATCGGTGGCTCAGGCAGACAAAGCCCAACCAAGTCACGATCTGTTGTTAGGCGTGGTCAAACAGCAGCCTTCCAGTACCGCATCAACGGACAAGGCAAGGGCATGACCGACAACCTCGGTGGAGTTCCATCTCGATACATCTACCCAGCACTAGCTGGCAAGGTTGATGGCATAGCTGCAGACATGCTGAAAACCATAGAAAAATACTCTGAGAGAATCAACTACAAGCTTAAGGTCACCTAATGGCAATTAGAATACCCATCCTCACCAGCTTTGACCCTAAAGGCCTAAAGCAAGCAAACGCTCAGTTTGCGAAGCTCGGCACATCGGTTGGCTCACTCGGTAGGAACTTTGCTGTACTTGGTGCAGCGATAGCAGGTGCTGGTGCTCTCATTGCTAAGAATGTGCAATCCCTTGCTCGCATTGAGAAGATCAACGCACAGACAGCTCAGACCATCAAGTCAATGGGCGATGTTGCTGGCATCTCAGCATCAGGTGTTAGCCAGCTTGCAGGAAGCCTAGAAAACCTTACAGCTACCGAGGCTGAAACAATCCAAGAGGGTGCCAACCTACTACTTACCTTCAAGAACATTCAGAACCAGGCAGGTGTTGGCAACGACATCTTCAACCAGACCACAGCAGTCATGGTGGACCTTGCAAGGGCTATGGGCACAAGTGCCGCTGGTGAGGCTATCCGACTAGGTAAGGCACTCAACGATCCAGTCAAGGGCATCGCTGCTTTGACTCGTGTCGGTGTTAGCTTTACCGAGCAACAGAAGGAACAGATCAAGGCACTTGCCAACTCTGGTGACCTACTCGGTGCACAGAAGCTAATCCTTGCAGAACTACAAGCACAGTTTGGTGGGTCGGGTGCTGCCTTTGCCAAGACCTTTAGTGGTCAGCTTGAGCTTATGGGCCACGAGCTTGGCACCATCGGCGAGGAAGCAACCATGTCGGTTATGCCGGCACTGCAAGGCATGGTTGAGCAACTTCGAGAGCTAATCCCTGTCATCGGCCCACAGCTAAAGGCTGCCATCGAGTCTGTTGACTTCAAAGCTTTAGCCACCTCTGTTGTTGGCTTCACAACTTTCCTAGTACAGAACGCTGAGGCAATCGCTAGAACTATTGCTGCCTTGTTTATTATCTCAACGGCTTACAAAACACTCGCTGTTGCTGTCGGTATAGCCAAGACTGCTATTGCTCTAAAGACTTACTTTGTTGCTCAAGCCGCCGCTGGTATGACTGTTGCCACAGTTGCAACCAATGTCTTTAGTGCATCACTACGGCTTATTCCTTTAGTCGCTGTCATCTCAGGGCTTGCTCTGTTGGTCACAGCCTTTACTAACACAAATGACTGGGCAGGAAAAGCAGCCTCTGGTGTTGCAACCTTCGGTGACAAATTACAGTTTGTCGGTGGCAAAGCTGGTATAGCCAGAAAAGAAATTGAGAACCTTAACAAGGCCATAAGCTCTATGCCGAAAATCCCAACTATTGACATTCCAGTTGTCGGTGGGGGTCGAGGTTTACAGTTGCCACCAGGACTCGGCGGTAGTACCCCGACAGGTATTCCTGGTGTTTCAGGAAAAGCCGCAGCTACTGGTGGTAAGGCTACAAAACAACCTAGCTTTGCACAGAGCCTAAAGAAACAGGTCACCCTATCTAAAAAGACCGGCAAGCTAGTCGGTGCTGGTTTGAGTGAGGGGCTTGCTCAAGCTATTACCTCAAGCAACAAGCCAGTCCAGACTGCCAACAAGATCCTGCAACGCATTGCCAAGAACGGTCAAAAGGCAGTCAACAGATTACAAGGCCAGTTCAACAAAACTGCTGCTGGGCAAGCTGAACTTACAAGCATCTCCCAGGCACAAGAGGCTGCCTCGGCTGCTGCATCACAAGCCGCTCAGGAAGCTGCAAGAGAGGCACAGCAACAGGCCGATGAGCTACAAAGGTCACAAGAGGAACAGGCTCGCAAAGAGCAAGCAATCCTTGATGAGCGAGCAAGGGTCTACAACAGCTTCCTTGATTCAGTAAAGCAAACCTTTGCAGGTATCAAAGACTCTATCCTTGGAGCCTTTGACCTTACCCAGCTCGGTGGATCTACTAACGCTATAACCAGGAACATGGAGAAGCTACTTGTCAAGGTTAGGTCTTTTGCTTCTAATGTCAGCAAGCTAAGTTCGATGGGCCTCGACCCCTCACTACTACAACAGGTCATTGCTGCCGGTCCACTAGCAGGGGCTCGACTCGCACAGACCCTTGTAGCTGGCGGTGCTAACGCTCTAGGAAGCATCAACGCTGGCTTTGCAGAGATAGGCTCACTTAGCTCGATGATTGCTCAGACAGGCACAGAGTCACGCTTTGGCACACCTCAACAGCAGAACATCTACAACATCGAGGTCGGCGGCGGTGTTGGCTCTGGTGCAACAATCGGTAAGGCAATTGTGGATGCAATTAAGGCTTATGAACGCACCTCTGGTGCAGTATTCCAGGGTGCATAGTGCCAGCCCCAAGTGTCAAGGTTGAGCTGGGTTTTGATTTAGGACAGAACGACCCACAGGGTTTTGTGCTTGACAGCCTAACAAGAGGATTGCTTGACAACACTAGCTTTACTCTTGGTGGTCCAAGGTTTTTTGACATCACCGACAGGCTTGTCACAACTACTGTTAGGCGAGGAAAGAACCAAGCACTTGATCGCATAGATGCCGGTGTTGGCTCTATTACGGTTGACAACTCGGATCGACTATTTGACCCACTCTATGAGGCAGGTCTTTACTATGGTCAGCTAATCCCAAGGCGTGAGGTTAGAGTCAGCTCAAACGACCAGCCTGTGATGCTTGGTCTTATAGATGACTTTGACATTCAGTATGAGCCAGGCAAGCAGTCTGTTGTACGGATTGACTTCTCTGATACCTTCTCTGTCTTATCAAACGCAGAGCTGCCAGAGTTTACTCCTGCTAGTGAGCTGGCTGGTGATCGAGTCAATACAATTCTTGACCTGCCAGAAGTAGCTTGGCCAGCAGCTCAAAGAGAAATTGACACAGGCAATACCTTGATGCTTGATGCAGACATCGCTGAGGGCACCTCGGCAATAGAGTATTTACAGCTTGTTTCTAACTCCGAGTTCGGAACTTTGTTTATAGGCAAAGACGGCAAGCTCGTGTTTAAAGCCAGGAACGCTATACCTAATGTGCCAAACATAGTGTTCAGCGATGAAGTAATTGACGAGGAATACACAGGCATACAGTTTGCTGATGTGAACATTGTCTACGGATCAGAAACGCTTTACAACAGGATTGTCTTGACCAACGCTGACATCTTCCCTGAGCAAGCCATAGCTGAGGACTCAGTATCACAACAGGTCTACGGAGTTAGAACATTCTCTAGCGATGGCATCTTGGTACAAGAGCCAGCAACCCTACAATTCCTAGCTGACTTCCTACTTGCTAGGTTCAAAGACCCTCAGTACCGCTTTGAGGCTGTGACTGTTGTAATGGACACCCTGACCACGCCTAATCAGGATGCAGTGCTTGACCTAGAAATTGGTGACATTGTGCTGATTAGGTTTGAGCCATCAGACATACCACCACCGATTGAGCAGTATTGCAGGATTATAGGAATCAACCAAGACTGGAACCCGGCAAGCAAAAACATAACCTTTAGCCTAGAGAGGCTTGACTTTGCCATCTTCATCCTCAATGACCTAGTGCTGGGTGAGCTGGACAATGACCGCCTTGCCTACGAGTAGTAAACTAAAACAAGACCAAACTAAGGAACCCTAATGCCACGCAAAATCTTTACACCAGGTGAAGTCCTAACAGCCTCTGATGTCAATACCTACCTAATGGATCAGTCCGTTATGACCTTTGCCGGTACAGCAGCTAGAGGGTCAGCTATCGGCACAGCTACTGAGGGTATGCTCACCTACCTAGCTGACACCAATGCCTTTGAGTACTACAACGGCACAGCCTACGAAGCTCTAGTAAGCGTTAGCTCACCAACCAACACAACAGTCACAACTGCTTACACAGCAGTCTTGGCTAACGCTGGTGGCTTCCTTTACTCAACCAGCTCATCAGCAGTCACAGTCACAGTCCCAGACCTCTACGCAATCGGTGATCGCATAGATGTTATTCGAGATGGTGCTGGAACTGTCACTATTGCAGCAGGTACAGGCGTGACTGATTGGGCAGGAGCAGGAACCGCAGGAACCGCTGTCACCTTCAAGATTGACCAGCAATACAACGCTGCTACTGTTTTGAAGGTAGCTGCCAACACCTACCGAGTAGTTGGAAAGATTACTGTCTAATGCTTATTCCATTAGGAATACTTGCTGCTGCTGGGGCTAGTGCCGCACCAACTTTTTCAGCAACAGGGGGCACCGAATTCACATCAGGTGGTTTTAAATACCACAAATTTACTTCTAACGGAACTTTTCAAGTCCTTTTTGGCACTTCTACTGTCGAGATTATTGCGATAGCTGGTGGTGGCTCTGGAGGTACGCCACAATTAAATACCAACCGAGCTTCTGGTGGTGGTGGTGCTGGTGGTTTGATGTATCAGTCAGTTGCTGGAGTAACAGTTGGTAGTTCTTCGGTTGTTATTGGGGCAGGTGGCTCAAACGCAAATGGTAACGCTACTACATTTCCTTTGTTAACGACTAATCCAACGGGCGGTGGTAAAGGTGGCAACACTGCTAGTGGAACACGCGACGGTTCTAATGGTGGTTCTGGTGGTGGTGGTGGAACTGATGGCCCAAACATTGGAAGTGGTGGAACTGGTATAGCAGGTCAGGGGTTTGCTGGTGGTGACGCTAATGCTAGCGATAGTGGTGGTGGTGGTGGTGGTGCCGGTGGTATAGGTCAGGCAGGACAAATTGCCGGACTAGGTGGTGCTGGTGGTGCTGGCTCAACTACTTATTCAACTTGGCTAACAGCAACTTCTTCAGGAGTTTCGGGCAGTATTGCTGGCGGTGGTGGTGCCGGTGGATTTACTACTGGTGGTGGTGCTGGTTCTGGTGGTGGTGGTGCTGGTGCTAGTGGGTCTGACAATGGTGGTAATGGAACTGCTAATACTGGTGGTGGTGGTGGTGGTATCGAGGGCGCTGCGGTACTTCCAACTATCGGAAATGGTGGCTCTGGTATTTTGATTTTGAGGTACGCAATCTAATGGCACATTGGGCAGAACTAGACAACGACAACATTGTTATTCGAGTAACTGTTGGCGATAACAACGAACCAGATGAGGGTTACCAATGGTTGCTCGATAACTTAGGTGGTCGCTGGATAAAAACAAGTTACAACGCAACTATTCGTGGGAAGTTTGCTGGCATAGGTGATTCCTATGATGAGTTACTAGACGCTTTTATACCCCCAAAGCCTTACCCTTCTTGGCTTTGGGTCAATAATAAATGGGAAGCTCCAATCCCTAAACCTAATGACGAACTTATTTATGACTGGTCAGAAGAAAGTCAAACTTGGATTCTGGTTGAGGTTCAATAATGGCTGAGGAAACAACTGGGGTACGCATAACCCAGCAGATGATCTACCAGAAGCAAATAGAGATGAATGACACTCAGCTCAAGATGCTGGTAAAGCTAGACAACCTTGATGATGTGCCGGACCGTATCCGAGAGGTAGAGCTATCACTAGCTCGCCTGGCATGGATTGAGAAGATTGCCTACACAGGTTTGACTGCTTCTGTTGTATCTCTGGTTGGCTTGCTTGTTGGGTTGGTCACTCGATGAGGTTTCCTTTTGACAAGCCAATGCCTCGTATCAGCTCGCCCTACGGCTGGCGAATACATCCCATCCTAAAAACACGCCGGCACCACAATGGGGTTGACTACGCCTCTGCTGTTGGCACACCTGTCAAAGCTATTGAGGCTGGCAAGGTTCTATTCGCTGGACCCTCAACGCTCAAGTTCCCTAGCGGTGAACCTGCTGGTGGTGGCTACATTGTCAAGATTCGCCACAAGGTAAACGGTGAGTGGATTACCTCGGCCTACATGCACTTAGCTAAGGGCAGTATCCGAGTCAAGAAGGGTCAGCTAATAACCGAGGGTGTTGTTATTGGACTATCTGGCAACACAGGGGAATCAACAGGCCCACATCTACACTTTGAGATCCAGCGTGGCAAGAACTACATCTGGACTAACAACGGCACCAGATACACCGAACCAACCAGCTACATCAAAACACAAATAGCAATGGAGAAAATAAAGTGAAAGACATTATCGAAAGACTAAAAACCGAAGAGTCAATCAGACAGCTAAAGTCTGCACTTGGCTCCTACCTAAGAGCTGCACTTGCTGCTGTTGGTGCAATGCTGCTTGCCGGTATCGAGGATCCAGCACAGATCACTCTGTCAGCCATCCTTGCAGGTATCCTTGGCCCACTTATCAAAGCCCTCGACCCTAACCAGGATGAGTACGGCATTGGGGCAAAGGTAGAGGCAGCAGTCAAGCCTACTGAGCCTGATTCTGGCGAATAGCCCCTAAACAGCCACAGAACGCCCCTACAAGGCTTTATAGCCTTGGCAAGGGTATCAGTCTAGGCAGGTAGCCCCAAGCCCTGTACGAGCCTTACAGCAGGTCAGTTTGACCTAAGCCTTGAGCGTTCCTCGCTAGTTGTCCCACCCCAGATACCAACCATGTGGGCTGATAAGGCATAGTCAAAGCACCTAAGCCTGACAGGGCAGTCATTACAGACTTCTTTTGCTACTGCAACTAACTTTTTACGCAGGTATAGATCAGGCTCATCATCGGGGAAGAAACAGTTGGGTAGCTGAGAGCACTGCACCCCACCGTTCTCTCGGATTGCCTCTTGCAGTTCAATGTATTTACGCTCTATTTGTCTTGATGTCATAGGGGCACTCTAGAGTAAAAGCAAGACAAAAGGCAAACCCACGCCGAGAGAGTTAGCGTGGGTTGCCGGACAAGATGAAAAGAGAGGGAAACACCTTGCCAGTATCCAAACTACCAAGCGAATCAAACCAGTTGCTTGAGGCAGTCCTACTAGGTGACTTTGCCAACGGCTCCCCTGAATGGCATGAGCTACGCAATGAGCCAGGTGTTATCGGTGGGTCAGACATCGCCGCTTGTGCAGGACTATCAAGCTGGACCTCACCCATCACACTCTGGGCAAAGAAAACAGGGCAGATACCTGATGAGGTCACACCTAACATGAGCATGAAGCTTGGCACAATTCTTGAAAACCCTATCCTCGAACTGTTTGCAGACGAGCACCCTGAGCTAAAGATTCTGACAACAGGAACTTGGGCTAACAAAACTTACCCTTGGATGAGAGCAAACCCAGACGGCCTTTACCTAGATGCCAATGGTGAGTGGGGCATTGTCGAGGTCAAGTTCTCTCGGGACTACTGGACAGCGGTGCCACAGAGTTATCGAGCACAAGTGCTTTGGTACATGAAGGTCTTTGGTATCCGGCAAGCCAAGCTTGTTGCCCTTGCAGGGTCGAGCTACCAGGAGTATGACATTGAGTGGGATGAGTTTGAGGCAGACAGCTTGTTTGAGTCTGCTGTCAGATTCCGACAGGCTTGCCTCGATCTAAAGATGCCTGACTGGGATGGTAGCAACTCAACGCTAGAAACAGTCAGAGCCTTGAACCCTTACATTGAGGATGGCGAGGTTGACCTTGATGAGCTTGGGGTGCACTACTTCAACGCTGTGACAGATGCCGAGGCAGCTAACACCAAACTAACCGAGCTAAAGAGTAGAGTCGTAAAAGCTATGGAAGGTAAGAAGCGAGGGCTAGTGTACGGTGACCACATGATTAGCCTTAGATCAAGAGCCGGTGGGATGCCCTACCTGCACCACGAGAAGGGAAAGTAATGGCACAGTTCAACCTTGCAGACTACGAAACAGTAGAGGAACGCATCAGGCGGTTCTACAAAGACAACAAAACTGGTCGCATCATCACCGACAACATCACAACCTTGCAGGACAGGCAGGTAAGCACTTGGGTTGTCAAGGCATCTGTCTACCTGGATGACCAGACCGACAAGCCCAAGGCAACAGGTCTAGCTTTTGAGGTTGACGGTCAGGGCATGGCTAACAAAACAAGTGCACTAGAGAACGCTGAAACCTCAGCCATCGGTAGAGCACTAGCCAACGCTGGATACTCAGGCAACAAAAGAACAAGCAGACAAGAGATGGAAAAAGTTGCTAGAGGTGCAACACCTAAAGCAACAAGCAAAGACTGGATTGCTATGGCAACGGATCTAGGCAATGACATCGAGGGGCTACGATTGCTTTACAGCCAAGCCAAGACTGCTAACGCAGCACCGGCAACCCTCGCAAAGATACAGGAACTAGCAGTTGGACCGACAAGCACAGAGGATACTACTGACCTCAATAGTTGAGCTGCAAGAATGTCTGCAACAGCAATTTGACAACGGCGAACTTGACCTCGTTTCAGAGCTGTGGCAACTACAAAGAGAGAGAGCGAGAAGGCTAAGAGATGGAAATTATTACACCGAGCCACATAGTCCAAGAACTCCAACGCATAACAGCGGAGATGGACAAGGGAGCTAACGCACTCTATGACGCTGAGTGCAAGATGGCTGATGCAGAGGCCAGTTATGACAAGGCAGTATCTTTAGCCTTTATCAACAATGCTGGGACTGTTGCAGACCGACAAGCTGTGGCTAAATTGCAAGCAGTAGAGGAAAAGCTAAAGGCTGACCTAGCCAAAGCTGAGTACAACAGGGTACGAACCAAGCTAAAAACCCTGTCAGACCAAGCCACAATGATGGCAGTTATCAGCAAGAATGTTGAGATCCAATGGAAACACGCCTAGCTGGTAGCCTTGCTGGGTGATAGCCGAAACCTGCTCATGTGGTGCCAAGTTCAGGACCGATGAACCTGAGCCGGTCAAGCTTGTCCGAGAGTGGCGAAGGAAACATACCTGCCAAGAGCAAGACATTACCGACACACCTACCAGCGGTCTAGCAGACACACAGCTTGCAATGGGATTCCAACCAGGTGAGATGCCAGCAAAGAAGCATGACCCTTGGGAAGATGATGAGTAAAAAAAGACGGCTATTTTTTACAGGTTGCCGGAATGAATAAAAAGCAGTTTGACAAGTTCTTAGAACGAGATCGAGTCTGCCCTCACTGTGGCACCGACAACGACACGCTTATCCCACAGCACCGAGCTAACCGAGGCATGGGTGGCAGTAGATCACTAGACCGACCAAGCAACATCATTGTGCTTTGCTCCGAGGCTAATTTTTTGCTCGAAAGTTCAGCTAGGTTTGCTCAGGTGGGCAGAGAGCTGGGCTGGAAGCTAACCAGGGACCAAGTGCCAGAGTTTACCCCTGTCCTACTCGCTGACGGATACTGGCTTTTAGATAACGACTTTAACAAGACACCTGTGCCAGAAATCAACACCGAGTACAACTAGGGTGCTAGGGTGGAAACATAACTAAATAAAAGGCCCCCCTGAGAGAACTCAGAAGGGCCGATACCAACAACTGGACTGTTGGCATCCCTACTAATCATAGTGTGCCAACTCATTAGAGAAAGGCACATTTTATGTTTAACTGGGACAACAAAAACCTCGCTGAGGTTCTGGAAATGTATGGCAACAACATCTTTATGGCCGAGATGGATTATCAGGCTATGGGACTCGACAACGGCCAATGGGTAATGCTAGTCAAAGAGGGCTACGATAACAGAGTCATTAGCCCAACAGTAATGATGCTGATGGCTGAGAGAGCAGCTGCAAGATGAGCGGTGTTTACAAGATTTACCGGCACGATTCGCAACCCTTTGCCCAGGTGCCCAACAGTGCAATCAGAGATCCAGAGATAAGCCCCAACGCTTTTAGATTGCTTGCTTACCTCATGAGCCACAAAGAGGGCTATGAGCTGACCTATGGGCAGATAGAGCGACAGACAACACTTGGCCGATACGCAATCAACGAAGCAATCAAAGTGCTTACTGACAAAGGCTGGCTGAGGACAGAGAGAACCAAGAAAGACAACGGCCAGTTTGGTCCAACCTCGTTTCACATCCTTGACCCAGAGGCGGTTGATTCCATAGCGGATGACTCCAGCGTGGGTGGTTCCACTATGGAACAGCCAACGGACAATAAGAATACTAATTACTTAGAGAATACTAAAGATAAAGAAAAACACTTAGAGGGGTTTGAAACATTTTGGTTGTTGTATCCAAAAAAGGTAGCTAAAGCTGATGCCCTAAAAGCTTGGAAACAAGCAACAAAGAAAAAAACCGCTGATGAGTTGATTGGACTTGTCAAGGTCTACTCTGAGGGCAAACTACCCGACCAGCAATACATCCCCTACCCAGCCTCTTGGCTAAACAAAGAGCTTTACGATACAGTCCAGGTAGAGCAACCCAAAACATTCCCGACCCCAATCTACGGCAGGATCAAGTGAGCAACTTCGAGGAATCAGTCATCGGCTCAGTGCTGCTAACTAACGGCAAAGCACTCGATGACCTGACACTCACACCGGCAGACTTCTACGACCTCAACAACGGCAAAATCTACGAGGCCATGCTTGAGCTAAAGCGTGACAGGCAGCCTTTAGATGTTGTCACTGTTTCTGCAATGTTGCCTCGGTTTGCAAGCTTCCTGCATGACTGCATGACAGCAACCCCAACCGCTGCAAGTGTCGGCTACTACGCCACCAAGGTAGTCGAGGAATCAACTAGGCGAAAGCTCGCACAAGCTGGCACCATGATTCACCTCAAGGCTCAGAGCGATGACCTACCTGCTGCTATGGATCAAGCCAAGAGAGAGATTGACAACCTCATTGACAGAAACCAAGCAACCAAACCTAGCTATGTTTCTGAGGAACTAATCCCTTACCTCGATGAGATTGACAAGCCAAAAGATTACCCAGTCAGCCCTTGGGCAGGACTCAATGACATCCTCGGTGGCTTTAGACCAGGTGCCCTTTACATCATCGGTGCTCGACCTGGTATCGGTAAAACAATCGTTGGCTTGCAGATTGCTTGGGAGCTATCCAAGACAGGACCGGTCAGCTTTCACTCACTTGAGATGGGCAAGTCAGAGTTGTACAACAGAATCATCTCGATGGAAGCTGAGGTCTACATTGGCAACATTGAGAAGGGCACACTCAAGGATGTTGACTGGACCAAGATTGCCAGGGCAAGAGAAGAAATCCAAAAGCACCAGCTCGCTATCCATGACAAGTCAGGCCAGAACCTAATGCAGATTAGAGCCTTAGCAAACTCAGTCAAGGGCAACGGCAAGCTCAGGGCGATTGTTGTTGACTACCTTGGTTTGATTCAGGACACAGAGAAGGGCCGAAAGAGATACGAGATGATTACCGACATCTCCATCGGGCTCAAGAACCTAGCTCGTGACCTCGATGTCCCAGTCATTGCCCTAGCCCAGCTCAACCGAGGACCAGAGCAACGCAAAGACTCGAAGCCCGACCTAGCTGACCTTAGAGATTCAGGCGGTATCGAGCAAGACGCTGATGCAGTAATCCTGTTGCACCGAGAGTCAATAGCTGAGGATCAGTTTGAGTGGCAAAAGAGCTGGATGATTATGAAGGTTGCAAAGAACCGACAAGGTGGCTTAGGCGAGGCAGGACTCAAGTTCGAGGGTCACCTGTCCAGAGTTGTCGAGGGCTAAGATTATGGCGTGGATGACAATGTGGCCTTATGTTGCCGATGTGGTGCAACCTGGAAGGTCAACACCCATAAGCGAAAGAGGAAAGACCTCAAGTGTCAGTCCTGCCGGATGCACCGAGCCTTGGTCATCAAGTACGGCTCTGAGAAGTGCCTACCTTGGCAAGGTGAGTTTGACAAGGCAACCCTCAGCATCCCAATGTTTGACGGCCAGCCAGTCCTACCAGGCATTAGATCTTGTGGCCACACAGACTGCACCAACCCCAATCATGTCTTAGGTGACCATTAGAGTAAACAAAACAACAAGAGATAAGGAAACAAAGAGATGGCAAGTATCAAAGTCAAGGGCACTATTACACGAGTGTTTTACGAAGGCAAAGGGCTAGAGGTATCTGAGCAGTTTCAGACCAAAGCCGGTGAGTCAATAACCAAGCGTTATACAGTTTGGCTAAGACAAGCAGGTCAGTACGATGTCGGCGATGAAGTATCGGTTGAGGGTCTTTATAGTTCAGAGATTGACAACTGGACCAACAAAGAAGGCGAGTCGAAGCAGTCCATCAAGGTCAGCATCAACAACCCCAACATCACCCCTGCTGATCCAATCGCCACAATCAAAGGCATCTTTGAGCCGACCCACAGCGAGCCGATGCCCTTTTGAAAGAACTCCGATGGCTAGTCCCTGCCCTAACAGCAGGACTTTTGCTAAACCTATCGCTCGACACCACTAGCCCTCTGGCTGGGTGGGGGCTGGCCCTCGGTATCTTCTACGGCATCGCTGCCATAATGGGAGCATGGGACTTGTATGGCAGAGGTAAGCCTTAGCGTTGTCGGTGATCCTGCCAGCCAAGGCAGTCACGCAATTATGCAGGGCCGAATAGTCCAAGTCAATAGCAAGAAACACAAGGCTTGGCGAAACGCCATCACCCAAACAGCCCTCGCAACCCTGCCAGCCGACTGGGAACCCATTGACGAGCCATGCGAGCTTATTGTCAACTTCTACATGCCAAAGCCAGCGTCAGCAAAACGCTCATTGCCTACTGTCAGCCCAGACCTAGACAAGCTGATTAGGGCAGTCGGGGACAGCCTCACAGACTCAGGGGTAGTCGTAGATGACAGCCGAATTGTCAGGATCTCAGCCCGAAAGCTCTACGCCATAGGCATTGAACCAGGTGCCACCATCGAGGTCAGAACCCTCAACTAGGGGTTTATTCCGACACGCCGAAAAAGGCAAAAAAACCTAAAAAATACCAAAAAAAGCCAAAAAAGGTGCTAGGTTTGTCTTATGACCCAAGGGGGGTCAAAGAAGGAGCACCAAAATGAGCAACATTCAAGACATCATGGCAACAGCAAAAGTTTCACAGACAGACGCAGTAGAGCTACAAGAAGTCATCATGAACGAGGACTTGCTTGATTGGTCAGAGTGCACCACAGCTCAGTTCAAGAAGGCAATCAAATTAGCTCAGTCTTTTATTGCTAATGGCAAGAGCTGGGAGTTCACAGCATGAAGGGCTGGCTACTAACAGTCAGCATCCTTTTATCTTTTGGCATGGTACTCGCTATCCAGCAATACAGCTTCACACTTGGCTACCTCATTGGGGCAGTCCTAATTGCGATTCACTTCCTTGTCATTGCACTTTGGTTTACTCGCAAGGGTGCCAGATGAATAAGAAAACACAACAACTACTTATCGAGGCTCGAAGCTGGGCAGATGAGCAGTATGAGCTAAAGGGTGGGCAACTTGGCACAGACCTTTACTTCAAGAACAAGCACCGAGCAATGATTGAGCTTATAAATCACATCGAAGCAACACAAACAGAAAAGAGCGAGCATGGCCAATTACAATCCTGAACCAATCGAGTTTGCAGTCATGGACTACAACCCGAACCAATACAACTTTGGAGTAGCAAAGGCCGATGGAATACACATGGGCAGGATGCTAATGAAGGATGAGGTGCTGCGACTTATTAAAGCTGCCTACCCTCAGCCAACCAAAGCAATCACAATCATCATTGACCTAATCGAGGGGGTGCCAGTTGATACAGATAGCCGTTACTCAGATTCCGTCAGATAAGCTCGCTGCTTACAACAAGGGAAGGCGTGACCAGCTCAAGGCCATGTGGTCAATCATCGAGGCACTACGCATCGGAGGTGTCTTAGACATTGCAACCGGACACATGATCCTCAATGAGCTACACACTATTGACCAGCGACCAAAGGTGGAGATGTGAACGACCTACAAAGCATCATCGCTGACAGCTCAATCAGAGCCTTCAATCATGGCATGAGAGCCGAGCGTGAGCACATTATTCGCTTGCTTGCCGAAACAAAAGATGAAACCTTATGCACCTGTGACGGCTGTAAAGAGTGGGTCAATGCTTTTGACTATGTGATTGCCAGGATAGAAGGCAAAATCCATGAGTGAGTACGAGCAGGGCACAGCCAACGGCAAACGCATTGAGCGTGAAGCCATCCTCGAATACATCGAGTATCACCCACAGGCCACACTCTCAGACATCATTGACGAGATAGAGGGCCGCTACAAGTTTGACCAGAGAATGAAACTAGGGGGTATCCAATGGGCAGCACACTGGCGGAGATAGAGATGAGGCTTGAGCTACTTAGCATCGAGCTAAAGGAACTGTCAAAGATCATCCAAGAGATAGATGCAAGGGCACAGGAATTGCAGGATGGCAATGTTTAGTGCAACCAAGCGTAAGTGGCTTAGGCGTAAGGCTAATGAGATCTGGTACCGAGGCTACGCCGCCGGATACCAAGACTCACACTATGACACCCTTGACTTCTTTGCTGACCAAGTAATCCTTGAAATACAAGAGGATGCAGTCCTCAGCATGACAGCAGACTTAGACACCTTAGAACGCATTGTCGAAATCATCGAGGCGGTGAAAGACAATGGGGAAACACATCGGCACAAGAGCCAGGACTAACTGGCAATTCCAGCTACGCTATTACAGGTACAGGATTCACTTTTACCTTGGCAGAATAGTCAAGGCATACATAACACGAGGCAGAAGCTAAGGGGCAAAGATGCTTGAAGGGTTAGAACCACCAAAGAAAATACCAGCTTGTAAGGTTAGAGCTGTGATGCAAGGGCTAGAGGCTAAGGATCAAGAGATACTAAAAAACGCTCTTGCTAATCCTGAGTGGCCTCACTCCACACTTGCCCATGAGCTAAACAAGCGAGGTGTCAAGATAAGCGAACAGCCTGTCAGGATGCACAGATTAGGAAGGTGCTCTTGTTAGAAAACTTAGAGCCAGCCCCAAAGCTAACCCCACCAAAAGATTGGCGGCCAGCAGTACAGTTCGATGGAACTAACGGCGAGGCAACCACACCACCGACCACCGGCAACCAGCCAGACTTTGACCAATTCCTACTTGATCAAGGTTTCTCACCTGAGCTAATCGAAATCTACGGCCCGATTAGAACATCTCGTTGGCAACAGCGAGAAGGCGGTGACTGGCTGGTTAGCTGGCGGTTTAACTTTCGCATGAAGGCAGACCTTGATGTTGACCTGCCAACACTTTATGCACAGGCAAAGAAAACTAAGTTGCCAGCCAGAAAAGAAACCAACCAAGGCAAGGCACTTGTCATTGTGCCAGCCGACTACCAGGTAGGCAAGGTAGGTAGCAGGGGCAACACCCAAGACCTCATTGCCAGAGTCTTTGCAAGCTACGAACGCATCGAGCAAAAGCTAAAGCATGGCAAGTACGAGAAGGTCATCATCCTCGATGCAGGGGACATGATTGAGTCGGTATCAAACAAGGCAAGCATGGCTCAACTTGAAAGCAACGACCTCTCGCCATTCCAGCAACAAGACCTCGCTGCTGCCTTACTGTGGGATCTAATAAAGCTGGCTCACAAGTACGCACCAGTGACCTATGCCTCAGTAGGGTCCAACCATTGCCAGTGGCGAGTCAACGGTCAGGCAGTCGGTAAGCCAGGGCTAGATGATGTTGGCATTGTCATTTTGCAACAGCTAAGGCGATTGAGCACCGAGCTGGGCATGGATGTCAACTACCTGATTCCAGACCCTTACGATGAGTCACTAGCCTTTGATGTCTTTGGCGATGAGTTCCACATCCTTGCAGTAGCTCATGGACACCAAGCTGCCCGACCTAACGGAGTACCTGATTGGCTAATCAAGCAGACCTACTCTCAAGGCCCAATCTCAGCCTTTACCACTTTTGTCAGCGGTCACTTCCACCATGTCAGGGTTGAGGAACTAGCACCTGCAAGCAATGGGGGATCTAGGTATTGGATTCAGGCTTCAACCAGCGACAATGGCAGTGATTGGTTTCGCTTGAAAAGTGGGACTGAGAGTACAACCGGAATTGTCTGCTTTGAGCTTGAGCGTGAGGTTCACTTTCGAGGCACAATCTACAAACTCTAAGTTGCAGGAAAAGAGAGAGATGAAAATCGGGAGCCTATTCAGCGGCTATGGCGGACTTGACCTAGCAGTCAGTAAAGTCCTCAACGCCGAGGTTGCTTGGCATTGTGAATGGGAGGATGCCCCGAGCAAAGTGCTTGAGGCGAACTTCCCAGGCGTGCCTAACTACCGAGATGTAAGCAAGGTTGACTGGCACTCAGTTGAGCCTGTTGACATCCTCACAGGGGGATTCCCTTGCCAAGACTTATCACTAGCTGGCAAGCGTGCCGGACTACAAGAGGGAACTAGATCAGGTCTGTGGTCAGAGTTCTACAAAGCCATTGACATCCTCAGACCATCACTTGTTGTTATCGAAAATGTAAGGGGTTTACTAAGTGCCAAAGCAGATAGCGGTCTGGAATACGGACCTGAAATTATGGTCAAGCTCAAAGACCAGCCAGCCCTCAGAGCCTTGGGAGCCGTTCTTGGGGACTTGGCCGAAATCGGGTATGACGCAAAGTGGACAAGCGTTCGAGCTTCCGATGCAGGTGCCCCTCACCAAAGGTTCAGAGTCTTTATCACTGCCTACCCCAACCACTAGAGATTACAAAGACGGCTCGGCTGATCACAAAAGGAAGGGCAAAGTTCAGACAGACACAGTAGCTAGGGCAATCTTTAGTAGCGGTGAGATAGCCCTCATGGGCACACCACGCACCAGCTCTGCTAACGGCTCAACACCTAAGCAAGTAGCAGCAGGGGCACCAAAGGCTCGCATTGAGGATCAAGTCTTGCTAACTAACTGGGGCAAGTTCGAGCCAGCCATAAGACGCTGGGAAGCCATCCTTGGCAGACAAGCACCAGAGCCTACGAAGCCAGACGGAAAAGACGGAAACCACAGACTGTCATCCAAGTTCACCGAGTGGATGATGGGGCTACCTGATGGCTGGATAACCAGACACAATCTAAAACGCAATGATGAGCTAAAGCTTGCAGGTAATGGAGTTGTGCCACAACAGGCTGAGTTAGCATTGAGGCTATTGCTTGAGTTGCCAGAGATAAGAGAGAACTAAAGATGTCACCTGCCTACGACTACAAGTGCCAAGACTGTGGCATGACCCTAACCATCATCAGAGGTATCAAGGATGACGAACACAAACCTATCTGCATCAACTGTGCCAAGGTAATGCCTAGAGCCTACGACTCAGCTCCAGCTGTGACATTCAAAGGTGAAGGCTGGGGCAAGGATGGGTAGGTTCCCTAAGCCCTGCCTAGTGTGTGGTGTATTGACTCAAGGCTTATCTCGATGTCAACAACACCAGGCTGAATGGCAGACACTAGAGAACCTTAGATTGCAGGAGATGAAGAGTAGAAGGCCTACCCTGTATGACAGCAGCTATCGCAAGCGAGCTAAGAAGGTAAGAGAGAATGCATTGTATTGTCATATATGTAAGGAACCAGCCAGACCCAATGACCCCTTCACAGCAGATCATCTTATTGCCGGAGATCCAGAGAGTCCTCTAGCAGCAGCTCACAGGTCCTGCAACAGTCTTGGCACTTGTAGTCGTAGGCAGGTGACATCTTTAGTTCTCTCTTATCC